GATGTGCTTTTCAATTTTAAGTTGATTAATTGATTACTGAAATTATTTCATTAAACAACCCTCTAGACAATCAACTAAGCGCTGTACCCTCGATCCTACTCGGCGTGGCCTCGGCGCAATTTTTTCTTCACAACAGCTAGTGCTAAATTCTCGGACACTGCATGGTTCAAGCCAGCTTGTCTCACATTTTCATAGACCTGAAGCTTTTCAAAGCCATCATAACAATCCATCTCTGAATCAGAGCTAGAGGTATCTGAATCAGAGTCAGCTGGTAAAGGGGCCAGCTTATACCTGCTTTGAATTTGTGTTATTATCTGTTCAACAAGGTCATCAGTTGCAGTTGGATAATAAAAATGCAAGACCATCCTGTCAGTCCTGGGACCAACCATTGTAAGTGCCCGATACCAAAGGCCACCGGCGGCATCTTTTGCTTGTGGAAATATGTAATCTGAAACAGTATCCACAGCAGTACCCTTTCCAGTAGACATGTCAAAATCATGCCTTCCAATTTGCCAGATCACGACAAAATCACCTTGCTGCGGTGTTGATGAGTACTGCACCCTAAGTGTATTGCCACCTGATGGTTTTTGAACTGTCTGAAAATTGATTTTTTGGATTGCTGCTGTTGACTCAGAAGTATTATAGGGATCCAAATACCCAAGGGGCATTTTCTGTAATATGTCAAAATCAGCTGGGTCTGCTGTCACATTTACTTTAACCAACCAATATGTAAGCCTTAATATGGGTTGATGTGGTGTTTCTGAATTGGTATGCCACTCTTCTGAATTCCAGGCGACTACATTGCCCCATCCATAGACAACCCTGTTCTGTTGTCTCCAAGAGACAGTGAGTTGTGTTGTTTTTATGTTGTCTAAACGATACCAACCAACAAGGTCCTGACCGTCCTGCGACCAAGACACTACATCGTTGGCACGAAACATAACACAGCTCATGCCAGCTCCAACTATGTTATTACCTTCATGTACAGTAAATTCCCACTTCGAGACTGGCGGGGTTGCTGAGGGCGGTAGTTCTGGCCTGTAAATGAGACCACCCACTAGTGTTGTGGCTTGGGTCCCTGCTTGTCCACCCATGTGCAATGACTTCATCCTTCCACTCACATAGAAGTCAACAACTGGGCTACCTGATGGAATTATTGGCCAAACACTGATATCATTCGATATGGATCCAGTTGTGGTGTTAGGCCCAGTGTTTGGAGCATTTATTTGTGTTGAAGAGAGTACTGTTGTGTGTGTTGTCTTAGGGAATGTCTGTGCCTCAACTGGCCGATTATTCTGTGCGTCAGCCAAGGACGCATAGACAAGGTACTGAGCATCAGTATTTGCTGACCTACCAAGCAATTTCTTGACAAACCACCAACCGCCCTTTATCAACCAAGTGAATGGCGGTGGGGCGACATTCGCCACAAGGCCTGCACCCTCATCAACTATTTGCCAAATTGTCTCACCTACTGTTGATGCATTCCCAGACTTCTCATAGCGTTCACCCATGTGGCGAGCTAGTTGAGAACTTCTAGGAACAGTCATAATCATGTTACCATCAGTAACTTCTATAGATGCACTAGTACTCTCGGTGATCCTCTCTAGCATTCCCAATGCTGGTTTGCTATTATAGTTGGCAAACTCCCACCTACCTTTTACCTCAACTATAAAAAGGTCACCGTTCCATGCTGCATCCTTGTAGGTTGAAGTAGTTGCTCCAAGACCATGTATTTCAAGCAAGGGCCCACAGCTTTGGGCTCCCTCTTCATTTGTGTCTGTCAGCCACCAAGTTTCTCTGGGTCCAGTGAGATCTCCACGTTGGAGTTTCCACGTGAACTGTTTTCCAACAGCAACATCTCGATGTTTTCTAGCACCCAATCCTCCCCAAGATGTGGCACCTGGAGATTGTGCCATGTTCAGTGAGATTCTGAAAACTGAGCCAGTGACCGCTGATGGGCCAACTAATGGTGTAAAAGTGACACTAAGATTTTTGAGTCTCCACAGTCCCCACTGGGCTGCAGCCGACTGCAATGGGCCAAAATTTGTGCCATCATTAGGCTCCTTCATAAGACTTGGATGCATAAAAGTTGAAATTTGCAACTCGGGCCCCTGTGCCTTGTTCGGCCCAACTTTTCCAATTGTTGCTGAGACTGAAACAGAGAATCTAGGTTTTGGACCTTCAAAGCCTTGTTTCTTTAAATCCTTCCTAACCTCCCTCTTAATATATTTTTTATTTTTCACTGGGAAATACTTCTTCTTTGGTTGGTTCTGTTTTACTTGTCGCTCCTGCTTAACCACCTCCTTGGCCAACTGCTTGACAGTGGCCTTAGGCATGGCCTGCTGGGGCTGTTTACCAGCCATATCCTAACTTTGGTCCTCCCCTCCAAAGTCTATCCAGCATCTCATCCGTAATATGATAGGGTTCTTCACCACCACCATTGCGGATGTGTCTAGCCAATACCTCTAAAGCGACCAAAATATAGTTCTTGAACTTATGGTCGTCTGGCAAGTTATGGCCAAGGATGCGATAGCAAAGGAGCTTCCCATAGAGAGATAATATATCTGGCAATTTCTTGACTGGTGTAACAAGTCCAGCTAACAATTTGTCTGTGTCTGTTGGGACTGGTACATAGACATTATCTGACATTGTGATGGTAAAACCACAAAACGTTAGGCCAATCACACTATCTGACAATTTCACTTTATTGGGTTTTACCCACATACCAAAGATGTTTTCATACATGTCTATTACTTTTTCAACATAGTTAGAGCAAACATATGGAACTGTAGAAAGCCTGTCATCACCGTAGATAAGTGAATCAACTTTCTCCCATCCTTCTCTCAGTTCATCAATTGTTTTATCCGGATTCAAATGAGCAAACTCAAATGCCTGGAAAAATACATTACATAGATTATTATCCATGGTAGTTGATATCTGGCCTGAAGGATTTCCACGCTCTTGAACTGTGACTTCTCCAGATGGCAACATAACATACCTTCTAAAAATATTTTTACAGTACCAGTCATAGACACTTTTGTTCTTCTCTGTTCTAAATTCCTTCCTGAGACATGAAAATCTAAAATCTTTAATTGCACTGAAAACTTCTGTTGGGATGGTGCCATCATATCGGGTCCAATCAAACTCTATAAAATGGTGATTACCTTTGTCCACTAATCTTTTGACCCTACGGTGGAAACCACCCATGAATGGTGACCAACCACACTGACCCATTCTGGTCAGCGTTCTGCCCTTCATCAACTGATTTTGATTCTCCTCAAAAACACAGCCTATTCTAGCAAATATAGGATCAGAACAAACTATTTGTCGTATGTCCTCATCTTCTATTTTGCTTATCTTTAGAATCTCTTTTCTCAAAAAGAGATACCAAAGTACATCAGGGCGGTCACCATTCATTATCCTATCCAATTCAGTGATGTAATCTTGATAACCTCTCTCTTTAAGGTAATCTGTCTCAGTTTTCCACCATAAAGTTTTGGGATAAGCTGGTGTGGAGTCTGCATTTTTAGATGTTGCTGTTATGTCAATCATGACGCTATCATTCAAGAAATCAAATTCTCTGCGTAGCGCTGACATGGCAAACTTCCACTCACGCTTATACTTTTCTTTTATATTTTTAACAGGTTCTTTATAAAAGAATTTTTGGAATGATTTGCGATAAGCTTCTGGGCCCCACGTTGACGGGGCATATGGTGGATCTTCATCACATTTGGGTAATAAATTCAACAAATCATCAACTGGTTCATCATAATCACTAATTGGTCTATCTATTGGTAGGACACCTATTAAAGGGCAATTTACTGGAGTAAGAAAATATTCACCAGGCTCAAGCATCTGTTTCCAAGAGTCCAATCTTAATTGGTCTGGTTTTGGGGCCCCGACTTCGGGGCCCCCTTCAAGTTTTTTTGTTGCTTGCGCCTGTTGATCTTCTTTCTTTGTATAAATGGAACCAAACCATGTGACCACATAAGGTGGTTCAACTTGAGCCAGAGTTCATCCAATTCTGTAATTACAACCTTTGGGTCGATTCCACTGACCCATTGGCCACGGACAACATTTGTCTTAATCTTGTCCTCAACTTTTTGCTGGTATTCTTGCAAATCTTTAGCTAAAGCCTGCATATCAGCTTTTGTTACCACATAACATGTTAAGCCATACTTATCATGTAAATGTGATGGTAGTGTATTGACAGATTCTTCTGGCATTGGTTCCGTTTCTTTCCAAATTTTTTGACACTGCTCCCAGAAATCGGTTTTTGACCATCCATCCTCCACTTCATCTAGGATTTTCTTCTTGGGGCCAAACCACTCCCTCTCAATTTCTTCATAGTCTTCAGGATCAGACCACTGAGGATATCCTTCCTCTTCAGCAAAGTCTTCACTGTCATCATCAGTATATTCAGCCTCACGTAACACGTCAGCCATGTCACGTAATTGTTGTCTTGAAAATCCTTTCTCAAGCAAATCCTTATATTCTTCCTCTGTCCACACACGCACTTTTCTACGTCTGCGGGCACCATGTTTACCTCGGTGCTTGTTCTTACCTTTTGCTTGATTTAAATTCATTTCATGGCGGAGAATTTCAAGTTCCCTACCAACAGCTAACCTAATAAGATCAACTATTTGATTTTCATTCAGCCCCTGATTCATTTGACTCTTGAGAGTTTCCTCCAGTTCCTTAATTTTTGCTTCCAATTCCAACTCCCGCTGGGGTTTCTTTTGTGGTGGCAAGTCCTCCGGCCGTATTATGACAGCACCTCCTGTAAAGCCTGTGTTACTTTGATGTACCCCAATAATACGACCGTCAACATTTGTCACTGGAGAACCACTCATCCCATTTTTGGTTTGAATAGCATAGGTCATGTTATCTTTGACAACAACACCCTCTGACACGGCCACTGCCAAAACACCACAATCTTCAAGTGATGTTATGACTATGGTGCCATCCTCAACAGTTTTGGCAAATTTATATGTTGGAAGAGCCTGAAACTCAGCTGGTAATGTGATGTAAGCTACATCTTTATTTGGATGGATATATACAACTTTTGAATACACCACCACATCTCCCCATTTAACTTTAAGCTGTGTTTCATTACCAACAACATGTGCTGCTGTTACAATATAATTTTGGACTCTAAAACCGGTACCTGATGTCTCCTTTGACTCAACAACTACGACACCATTTGGAATTACTCTAGCTGTTGAAACTATACCGGTCCTAACTTTTTGCCTAAACCTGGACTGTACAAACCCAGAAACTCTGTTAAGCCATGATGTTGTTGTAGGAATTACATTGACAACTTTTCCATCTATGTTCCTAATTTCAATTTTTTCTCCAATGACTGCACTCATCAACCTGATAACCCTTAGTGCAACTATCACCAAAACAGTAACCCAATTTGGTATTTGTAAAACATGGAAAACATGTGACAGCACAATGGTGATGATAACAACACCATGCCCTCTAATAACCTGTATATATTCAGCATCACCCATAAAAAGGCAAATCACTGAACATAGCATAGCTATCATAAGGGACGCTGCCATTGCTGCTGCTTGGTTTAACACATAAAGTGCCATGCAACACCACAATGAAAACATTGAAGTCATTTCCATATTGGGTATAGCTGATACGGCAAAAAGTTGCATTTTTGAAATGGTGGCCATTATCAAAGTTATCAGCATATATATGGGGTTTTCAGCTCTAATCATGTAATAAGTGCCTATTGCCAATGCCACAGCTGTCCATGTGTATGTAAGAGTGGAAATATACAACAACCAGTTAAACAACTGGTCGTTATATATACTTTTAATTTGCTGTGAGACACCACTATACCACGCGATAAGTCTGTCATAATAGGGAACGGTGTCATCGGGATCAATTCCACCATCCCATTTCCAGTTAATGCAGGTTTGTGGTTTAAGTGTCTCACTAACATCACTATCTAGGCATACTCCTGTTCTAAAAGCTGTAGTGATGTGGGCAAAAATTAATCCAATCAGCAAGCCATAAAAGATAATACTACTGATTTTCATAGGCTTCAACACTTTTTCTGCTGGTCTAACTCTCTCAAGTTCATGCCTAACCAGGGACAACTCTAGCTGTAAAGTTGATCTTTCTGATTTCAATGTTTGGTTCTCCACAGTCAGCCTCCTAAATTCCTGATACAGGACGCCAACTATGGCTGTGGGTTGGTGTATATTGACTTCGGTTTCAACCCAATCATTAACACCTGGCTTGAAAAGATAGGTAACATATTCATTACCTTCACGGACTCCTGACACATAGACAGTCTTGACTATTATGGGATGTGGTTCAACAACGCCATTCTTTACATGTGTTGTTTCCACATCACCATATCCAAAGCACAAAGGACCTCCTGACTCAAATATGTCTTCTAATTTGGTCTTAGCAACTTTATTAAGTTGGATGCCTTGTATGCGTGCTTTCAAGCTGCCATGCTGAAGGATCCTATCATATGGATCCATGTGGCCTAAGCCACTAGGTCGGTATGTCCGCTCCATCCCACAGGTGCCAATCGGCACAGAACCAAACATTGG